AATTCAATGACCTCTTTTGTCATCAAATGTTTTAATTTGTTATTATCTTCATAAGGAACCATATCATTTATCCTACACCATTCATCATCTATATTTTTTAAATTTATTTTAAAATTAGCAGGGTATTTATGAACCAATGAATTATAAGATAGATTGTAAAAACCCAAACCGGTCTGGTCAATATATTTTCTATATTTAAATATTCTGATTAAAGTTATATATACATCCCAGATATTTTCAGTAGGAAAGCCAAAGAAAAATAAAGGTTGTGTAATTATACCCGCATCATGAAGATTTTTCAGACTTCTTATCGAATCATCCCATTTTAGATTTTTATTCATCTTTCTAAGAGCATGATTGCTTAAAGATTCTATTCCTAATTTTATCTGAAAACATCCACTTTTCTTTAAAAGAATTGCTAAATCTTTATCAATATTGGGAAACATTTCTGCTGTCCATTTTATGTTTTCTTCTCTTAATCTTTGGGCTAATTTTGTTATCCTTTCTTTATTAGGATTAGTAATATTGTCGCAGAAGAAAAAGGGCTTATTATATTTTTTCAATTTTTTTATTTCTTTTATTATATTATCTATGGATTTTTGTCTGTATTCTCCTTTATTTGGAAATTCCCTTAAATTACAATACGCACAATGGTTTACACACCCCCGTTGACTTTCAATTCCTATATATTCATAGTTGTTCATGTTGAAATCTGAATAATCTGGAGTTGGTATTTTATTCATATCTACAAAATCGTTGCTCATCCAAATCTTTTTTTCTCCTAAATGTTCTGTCATTTCTTTAAAAATATTCTCGCCTTCACCTATACAGACAGCATCTACAAAATCATATTTAGAAATATTTGGAAATAAAACACCAGGACCGCCAAAAATTGTTTTAATTCCTTTTTCATGAAGTATTTTAGCTATATTTAATGATATTCCGAGATTGCCTTTCCATGTGCTGAAACCTACTATATCATCATTCAGTCTGTCTGCTATTTTATGAAATAAATTATTAAAATCTTCATTTGGTTCATTAAGAAGTTTTATCATATATTCATTTACAACCCAACGAGTAATTCCATAGCTTTTTTTACTATTATGAAAATAAGAAATGGAATCTGAATAATTTTTTAGGAATTTCTTTACTTCCATTTTTGATATTTTAAGGTTATTGAATAAATTTGAGAAATCTTTAGAGTCCGCCCTTAAATCCATACATTTAATATCATCTCTATAATTTTTCAGAATAGAGATTCCAATTGGAGGCATCTTATCCCAACCTACAGGCAAAATTGTAAGTATCACAAAATCGCCTAAATCTTTGCAAGCAGATTTATAAAACGTTTATCCTCAGTATTACCTATTTCTATTATCTCTTCATTAGTATTCTTTTTGGAAAAAGTATAAAGTCTTGCGCCTAAAGCCTTAAAAATAGAATTCATAACTCTTTCCCCTCCGCCTTGATCATTAAATGTTGTTGACATAAATTGACCAACCTTTACATCATTTTTCATTTTACCAACTCCCTGCTGATAATAGCATTATTGCTGAATTATAAGTAGCTGTCCCACCATTTGTATGCATTTGAATTTGATAGGATTCAGAACCACCACCCGCAGATTCACTACACCAATTCAACCAACCAGAATCAAAAGTCCTCCATGCAGTTCCCAATCCACTTCCTGTTGTTCCTGTAACCACTGTTCCTGCATTTTGTCTGACAACCTGAATATAAGTAACTGAACCTGTTGCCGCTTGGTTATTTTGAAAATGAGCAATAAATCTCATCCAAAGACTTCCGTTAAGCATAAAAATAGTAGGATTTAACGCAATATCAGAATTTGCTATAGTTGTCCATGCTGTTGCACTTCCCGTAACTGTAGAACCCTCTGAACCGAAAGTGGCCGAGAAAACAGTCTTCTTTGTGAAACTTCCAACCATCGTATTCCAATCTGCCGAAGCTATTACATCTCCTGCTGATTTTGTTGTATCATAAGCCATAATATCACTTAGTCTTTATGAAATATAAATTTATGATTTTACCACATTCAAATTTATTGATACTCTTTGTATTGAACCGCATGAATCTACATTAAAAGCTAATATATCCCCCGCATTTATACTTGTTGTCCAACCCGATAAAGTTGAGTCGGATGATTTATTTGAACTTGTAATTGTCGGTGGTGTAGCTGACGTTATAGTATCGGCATCTGTCGGTGGGTAGTTCGCATAAGTATCTTTCCATATATCTACTGTTATTGAACCTGTCTGATTTGCGAACATATCTACTTTTTTAATTGAACAATTGAAAGGAATTTCCAAATGACCTTTTTCTCCCACTGTAATTGCCTGACTTCCTCCATCTATAATAAAAGCAATAGTAGCACCCGAAGATCTCGGTAATGCCTTATTTCCCTGATAGTAATAACCGTGAAGATAAATTCCTCCTGTATCAGGACACGCATCTTGAAAAGCTAATACTCCTGCTTTGTAGTCAAATAACCAATCTGACGCGTCTGTAGTTGGTATTTCTGTTGTATTATCAGACCTGTAAATACGAACTGCATAAGCATTGCCGTAAGAAGGCGTAACCCATTCCTTTAAAATTGAACCTGTTGGTGCTGCTCCGCTAACCGCTTTCCATGCCTTTGAACTGGCTACTGAGGTATCTACTGTGAGCAATAATCTACCCGGTAATGTAGTTCCAGAAACAAACGGTTTGACATCTCCTGTCGTAACTGTCGGAGGTGTAGTGGGAATCGAACCCGTCCAAATATAAGAATTGTCTAATATAATTCCTCCTGCTTCAGTTTCCTCATAATATGCTTTTGCTGTCGAAGTCATTCCTAATGCTTTCAGAGCTTTGAATGCCCAATCTAATTTTGTTGTATCTGTTAAAGCCATATTACCATCCCATTTCTCTTATACTTGCTATTGATTTTGATGAATTATTAAAAATAACTAAAACCATAATCATATAACCCGAATTTGCTGTAGTAAATCCACCACATGTCCATGACCATGAATTAGAAGATTGTGAAGTCTGACAACCATCATTATCTGCTCCTGTAAATGTAGCTAAACTATAATCTTTTCCTAAATCTAACCAACCCGTCTGACTAGGCAATTTAATGAAAACATTGACTGCTCCTGTTCCGCTTTCTCCTATATCAGCATCTACTAAACTCAAAAATTCAAGAGTTCCTGCAGAATGTGGATTTCCTGCATCATAAATTGCACGATAAAAATATTGTTTCCCGCTAAAACTAGAATAATCTGTTCCTGCCTGTTGACTTGGCAAATAACCAGAATACCAATTTATTGTAGGATAATAAAGGGTTCCATTATAAACCTGTGAAGTTCCATTTGAAAGTGTTGTTCCTGTTGCCCAACAAGCAGGACCGCTTATTGTAGTAGGTATGGAATTATATGTTCCCGATGTCATTCTTCTGTTTTCATCATCAAAATATTCATATTTGTCTGTGGATGTGGGGCTTGTATAATTATCAATCATTCTATTTTGTGATGCAGATTGAGCAGTAGAATATGTTCCATAGGGGTCTCTTGGAGTGATTGTTATTCTTGAATTTAAACTTCTAGCCTGATTTACATTGCATTGAAGAACAACTCCTGAGCATATCATTGTCTGTCCTGCACCTGGAGGATTTGTAACTCCATTAACAGAACCATTTGTAAAAGGAATATAAGTATTTGAAACTCCAGTAAAACCAGAAATTCCAAGTGGCGAACCTGTATCATGATATGTAGTGGCAAAAAGATATGTTCCTGATACATCCAATAAAAATGTAGTTCCTGTTGAATAAAATTGAACACCATCTAAATATTTAGTTACCTTGTTTCCCTCTCTTATAATTGGTGTTGTAACAGCGGGTGTATTTGTATCTGTATCAAAAAATATTTCAAAATTAGCAGATGTTTGTGTTGTAGAAATACCGGAATGATTTAATGAAAAATAGTTATAACCCGAACCGCAAGAACCTGCAACAACAGCACATGTAGCATTTCCTTTCTGCCATTTTGAAAAATCATTATAAGCACGAACAGATGTAACAGTTATTAAAGTATTTGTCTTAGGGGGATATGTCTGACTTCCTGCTCTTTCCGCAGTATTAAATAAAGAACCTAAATTAAAAGTTCCTTTTTCTGTGGCGTTTATAAAAAATACCAAGCTGCCTTCATCTGCTTTATTGAAACATGTTCCTTGGCTTGGCGAAAAAAGAGAAAACGTTGCATCGCTAACTATATAATTAACCGATGTTCCAGAACTAGTTCCTGTCTTATAAGTTATTCCTGCTCCAGAAGCTAATCTGCCCGTATATTTTGTAGTTCCTGTATATGTTAATGTTCCTCCTGCCATTGAATCTGCATCTGCAGGTGCTAATTCGCTCATTATTTCATTAACATCATCTATGGCATCAGCTACTTTTGTTCCTGTCGTCCAATCTAAAAGACCATCAGAAAGAGCACCGTCTGTCGGAGTTCCTATGGGCATTAATGCAGAATGAATTTGATCTGTTGATGTTCCCCAATCAACATATTTATCCTTTACCGTATCTGCTCCGCTTACAATTCTTGCCTTTTGGTCTGTTACCATTGTATTCCAATCGGAAGAAAGCGCTGTATCTCCCGGGCTCTTAGTGTCGTCCCATGCCATATTATTAATACCTTTTCGTTTTTATTTATTCTTTAAGGTATTTGAGATCTAAATAAACGGGATTGTCTGTTCCTGAATTGGTTTGATAATAAAATTTCAAAGAAGTATTTGAACCTATTTCATGATGTTTTCTTAAATTAATTGCTTGAGGAGAACCTTTATAATAAACAGAACCACAAATAAAAATTTCAGTATGACTTGTTCCAGAATGGCTTAAAGACCACCAATCTCCATCAACTGTATTCTTTACTTCTACAGCAATACTAAATAAATTTCCATCAAAATCAGGAATGTTGTCTTGGGTTGTTGGATTTGTTCCAGAACTGATTAAAAATCTATAACCCTGAACATATTCATCATTTGCAGCTACTTGTTTAACCCAAACTACTTCAGGCATATCTAATCGTTACCTTTATATTTTGACCTGGTTTTCCTATTAGTTCCATATAAAGAGGATCATTAAGAGCAATTTCGGTAACATCAAACTGCCAATTTATGCCGTTAGAATCTTGCGGTTGCCATTTAAGATTAAAAATATCCGTTGGTTTTTCTACTGACTTGTCAAAAAGAATTACATCATGGTTTGCCATTTTAATTATTATTCTAACAGGAGAAACGTCTTTTTCAATAATCAGGGTTTTAAACATACCATTTATTTTTTCTGTTGTATATTTCTGAAATCCCTGTTCGTCAAGAGTTAGATTAACAACTATTTCTTTGATTACATCAGATTCCTGAATCTGAATAGATTTGATACTTTCTTGTATCTCTTCCATATTTATCAGTAATAATGTATTTTAAATATTCCAGAGTTACTTCCTGCGTTCAAACCCATGCCCGATGCCCATATTCCAATAACAGAATCTCTGCAAACAAATTCTGTTAAAACACTTCCGCCTGCAAAAGCAGAACCGTTTATATCAGAACAATATGTTAATGGGTATCTTTTCCAACCTGTTCCAAAGCAATTACTTGCATAATTGATTACTTCATTTGTGCCTATTGCGGTTCCAGATGTTCCAGAAACGAATATACAGCATGAACCGGCACCAGAAGGTCCTAAAGCAGCCCTATCCCATTGAATTTTTGTTATTCTGCCGTCTATAGGATACTCTGCATAAATCAAATAATTATTTGAAGTTTGATTTGTTGAAGGAAGAGTTAATACTCTTGTTCTTTCATATACCATTGTGCTCCCTCCTCCGATTTTCACGGTAGTAAAAATTCCATAAAGAGGACTAAGAAAATGCCTCTTTCAAATAAAGGGTTTTCCGTGCACTACTTTTTGCCTATTGCTATCCAATTGAAATTTATAGGAGATCCTGTTGATAAAGCATAAAATCCTGTTGTAGCCAATGAACCATTGTGAACTGTTGGTGTAGTTGTATTTTCTGCACCTGCAGCTATGTTCTGAACATACACGTATGGTGTTTCTGTAAATTCTTCATAGAATGTTACAGAAGCATCACTGCCTGTTCTTGAACCTACTGTTCCTACTTGAATACATGTTGGATATGCTTTTACTAAAGTTCCCGACAAAGTTATTGAGGGGATTCCTTGAACTGAACCGATAAAACTGCCCGTAGTTGAAACTTCTTCATACCATCTAGGTCCTTCTCTTAATCCTTGTAATACCATGTTTATTCACCTAGATATTATTACGAAGTAGTTATGATACATATTGCAGCAGTTCTTAGGCCTTTGAAAGCTATTCTCTGTGTAACTACAGCTCCACTTAAATCATGTGTTACATCGTCGTATCTTTCTATAGTAACTGGTCTTTTCTCAACACATACAAATGCTTGGCTTTTATCCAAAACATAAGCATATTTTGAGTTTATTATGTTACCTGATATTACATGAACATTCAAGCCGAATATTGTTCCAACAAAACCTGTGGTCATCATTTCTCTTGAACCAAGTTTTTGTGCTTCGACAAATGTATCTATGTTTCTCAAGTCGTTTGCTACTTCTGGACCAATTAATATATCAGTTGGTGTATAATCCGCATCTTCAAGATATTGCATTGCTCTTGCTATATTAGCAACGGTTATTGATGCTCCGCCTGTTACTGTGTTATCTGCAGTATCCAATACACTTACAATAAGTGCATCTTCATTTTCTGCCATTTCAACTCCTGCGGTCTTGATGTTGTGTGACATCAAATCCCACTTGCCGTCTTCCTGCATTTCTTTGGTAATCAGAGGTCTGACACCATATTTAACAGGTTTCACGTTTGTAGTTGAATAACTTACAGTTTCTATTGGAACAGCAGCACCTTCTGCTACTGTTGCTACAGCTAATGAATCCTTATCTACTAAGTCAATATCTACTGAAGAACCGGGTATTCCGTTTGGACCGATATATATAGCAGCTAAACTTCTTCCTATTAGTTTCTTTTGAACAGCTTCTATTAAGGTATCATAAATTTTTCTTTCAATTAACAACTGTCCTTCTGTTGCTTCCCCTGTTGCTAATAATTCTTTTATGTCTGTCATATCATTCACCTTAAATTAATTTCACCAGACAATATCCGGTGTTTGCTGTTGCTGAGCTTAATGCTTTTCCTACTGGTGTGTTTGTTATTGTTGTTCCTGATTGATTCCACGGTATCACATGAGGTGAACCTGTTGCAGCTATTCCAACTATGTTTCCTGCTGTAACTGCTGTTGCACCGGCTTGTAAGACATATATTCCTTCCATAGCTACTGCACATGGTTTTAATGAACCTGTATTTGTCAATGCAATACCTATAAAGTTTGTAGTATCTACTGAACCAGGTGAAACTAGAATCTTATCATAAGTCCAACCACCGAATGGTGTTCCACCAGAAGTTGCTACATCTGTTCCTGAAACGAAACCGACTAACATTCCACCGCTGATGTATGTTGCTGATTTAAATGTAAATACTCTTCCTATATCATCTAATTGTAGTAATCTATCGTATGTATAAGCCATATTTTTTCACCTTACTTTGGCATCCTCCAAATAGAAACGCCATCCCTATATCTTTCGATTACGAGATCGTTTTCTTTCGGTTTAACCGTTTCAACGACAGTTTTTGGTTCAGCCTTTGGCTGTTCCTCAACTTTCTTGGCTTCTTCTATTGGTTTTGCCTTTAAACCTTTAATTTCTTCAAGTAAAGCAGTTATACTCTTTTCAATTGCAGTAAATCTTTCGTCTGTCTTAACTTTTTCAGTTTCAACTTTCTTAGATTCCTCTAATTGAGTTTTAAGAGTTTCTATCTCTTTATTTTTGGTAGCTTCGAGAACTTTAAAGTCCTCAACTGTTTTCTTTAGTGCATCTACTTCTTCTTTTTTAATTTCGTCTGTCATAAGTTCTTCACCGTTTATTTCATTAAAGATTTTTTCTACGTCTTTCACAAATTTGTATTTTTCAAAAAGTGCTTGTGAAATAGTCGCATTTTTAACTCCCTGTATAGGGACAAGCGACAATTCTAAAAATTCAATACCTTTTGCAGTAAATATCTCCGAATCTTCATCTTTAGGTAAACCCACAACTTTCGCTCCAATGGAAACATTTCTTATTCTTCCATCAGAAATCATGTTTTGAATTTCCTTATCCATGATTTTTCCTTTGAATTTGACTGCATTGGTCGAATTATCAAAAAAAGCATCTTGGACTATTCCAAGAATATTTTTAACAGAATCCTGTTTATGACTATCTAATATGGGAACACCCTTTAATGTGCCTACAGAACCCTGTAATTCTTCCGGTAAATATCTAATGTTATTTCTGCTTACAGTAGAATCTATTGCAGTTCCCGTAATTACAAAATCCTTTCCGCCCATTTCAGATATATCTATTGGGACGGAATATTCCAATAAAAGAAAATTAGGATTATCTTCATTAATTAATTCTATAAAATCTTCTCTTTTGGGAGTAGAACCATATTTTTTCTTATAAGTTGCCATTGCTATTGCATAAATATCAGATTCAGAATAAGGTTTACCTGTCTTCGGATTAGTCTTGCCTTTATTGCTTTTTCTTATAGCATCAACTAAATCCTTCCATCTTTGAGGCATATTATCTCTTTTTTCTTACTTTTCTACTGATTGAACCGCATGGCATACTTTCACTTAAAATGTAATATACTCTTCATGTTGTCTTTCTTTATAAGAATCTGAATCATGACCAAAAATGTTTGTATCATGTTGATGTTCCTGATCAACGATTCGTGCTATTAAAGGTGCGGAATTCGGCATTCCCTGTAAATTCATATTGGGAACATCTGTTTTTAATAAATCTTCTTTGTCTAAATTATCTCTACCAGAATTGCACACATGAACGAAATCAGAATCATATTCGTTGCATGAAAAAGACTCTTTACAATTAGGACAAATGCGCATTACCATATATTAATAATCATTTTTAGTCTTATTTATAAATTGTCGAATATGAGTTCATTTGTTAAAATCTTTTCTTGCCTGAAGATAACATTCTCCACAAATGAATTTTAAGCCATTTTCAAATTCAATAAGCATAAAACCATTATTTTTTCCGCCGCAAACTCTTCCGTCTTGACATTTAGGCATTTCTTTTATTTCTGGAAACATTAAACTTCCCTTGATTCCATCAATAATTTCGCAAAGTCTTCTTTACCGTTTCTTAATTCCGGATATTTTCTATAAACGGCTGCACGAACTTTCTTTTTTTCTTCTGGAGTGCCATAAGCAGAAACTCTTGCTAAAGCATTTCTTGCATGTGCTAAGTCGTGAATTGGATATCTTCTGCCGGGAAGTGCAAAATCTGAATCATCAAGCGCTTTTCTTGTCTTTGTTGTCAGGACTTTTTCCTGGTTTATTTCCATTTTTATCACCAAATTGCATTGGTTGGGGTCTTGTAAATTTAGTAACAGCCTCTAAACCTATTTTCTTTCTAAGAAGATTTTCAACATCGTTTCTTGTTTCATCTGATAACATTGGTGTTTTTAATATATTCATAAATCTCATTGATTCTATATCTTCCATTTCTGCTGTAGGTTGTCCCCATTCAAACTCAATTGTATCGTTTGGAACAATTCTTCTCAATATTTGAGATTCTAATACCTTTTCAATAAAACTTTGTAAGGATTTGATTCTTCTCTCATAAGCAGTCATTTGAACATTAGCCAGTCCTTCTGGAACATTTGCTCTTCCAAGCAATACTGCAGGAACTTCTAGTCCATAAATGATATTATTTTCATAATGTTCCAAATATGGTCTAATATCGAGAATTCTGCCTCTATACCCCAAAACATTGAAATTGACAGTATGGGAAGTTACAAACTCATTTTGAGCAGTTATATCAACCATTTGATCTGCAACGGTTTGAACATCTGTTGAAGTTGCAGGAAATTCGTCTGTTCCCACCTGAACTTGAATTGGAGTATTCGCACGTCTTTTGACGATGGTTTTCATCGCTTCTTCTGTTTCTAAGAATTGAGTAAGCAAAGATACTTTTTTACCTCCAAAAAGAGGTCTTAACATCGAAGTTCCATAAACATCTTCACCGATTTGATTATATGGGAAATAGGCTATTTCATCAATAGAAAGGTCTATTGCTTTGTTATTTTTTCCACGATATTGCGTATAACCTTCAATTTTTCCATGTTTATCTCTTTTAACAAAAATATATTTAGGATCTAAAATAACCAACTGACTAATACCTTTATTTTTCTTGGTTTCTACTTCCTTTGTCAAATTTGTCGTATCGTCTTTTATTAATTCTTTTTTGGTAGGTGCAACTATTTCTACGAAAGCACAACCATAAATCAACATATTCCTGGTGATTATTCTTAAAAATGTATCAAAATCTTGTTCTTCCATGAATTGTTCAATTTTCTTTCTTGCAGCTTCATTATCGCTATCAATATAAAATCCAGGACCTAATGTAAAATCAACTGTTTTATTGATTGCCCCATGAATGATTGGAACTTGAAGATATGCCTGTTCATAAAGAGAAAAATTATAAGGATGTTTTTCTCCAACTTTTTCTATAATCTCTGGAGTTAATTCTACTTCAGTTTGAATTGTAGTGGCTTCCATTATTTGTTTAACAAAACCTTCTGCTAATGGTTCAGAAAAAATAGGTTTATCGGGTTTAGTAATTGCTATACCGCCCAACTGTTCATTTCTTTTTCCTTTATTTTCACGAAAAATATCTAATATTCCCATAAAAATCATATATTCTTAGTCTTATTTAATAATTTTACATTTTTCTTGCTATAACTTTGAAAATTCCTCCTTTTGAGGTCTGTGGACTGATTGCGAGGCATAAAGCCCACACATAATCGTCAAATTTACCATAAGAGTGTTTATATCTTACAAATTCACTTCCCTTAGTCACCATCCTTTCCAAACCATGCAACTGGTCTATTAAATTTTCATTGGGGGGTATCTCTATCTGTCTGTTTTCAAATAAAACTCTCAAATTAGTAATAAGATTCTCTTTAAGCGGATTAGAAAAGGTTGTTCCCTGTATTAATCCTCCGAAACTTCTTCTCAATTCGTCAAAAAGGGGCAAACCATAACCCGTGCTATCTACAAACACTCTTGTCGGCCTGATTTTCATTACTAAATCTTTAATATATTCTAATTGTGGTCTGAAGTCTGATTCTGCTTCTTCCCCTTCAATTCTCTTCTTCCCGAGAAATTCCTTAATAGGAGGTCTTACAACCCATTTGGTTTCTAATTTTTCTGCTATTATTACTACTGTGGAGGATCTTAAATTGCCAAAATCAATTCCTAAATAAATGGGATTGACTGTCTTTATTCTAAAAATTGAATCAACTTCTACAATACACGGATTTATCAGTTCGTATGGAAACATGCTTATATTTTCATCAATAAATTCGCAGTTATATTCCTGATTGAATTGAATCTCAGTCATCAGTTTTTTGTTTTCTTCTATTTTCTCTCGATAATCCATTTCTGTTACATCTGTATAAGGCATGATAAGACGGACAAAATCATTTTTCCCCTGAACGCTTTCACTCCAAATTCTATAGAATTCTCCTATTTTTCCCTTTGGTGTAGAAATTATAGTCAGTTTGCCTCCTCTTGATATGGAAGGCAGTATCGAGGTCCATATATCCTTTGAATTTTCCAAATGAGCGAACTCGTCAATATAAACCCTATGCGCTCTAAAACCAACTACCGTATCGGGGTTGTTGGGCAAACTCACTATTCTGCTGTTATTCTTGAAAGTTATCATTGTTTTGGTATCTATATCCAATTCATTTGATACTTTGTTACTTCCTATTTCAAGTGTGAACTTCTCTTTCATAGCAAAAAGTAAATTTTTAATCTTATCCATCAATTCCCTGCTCGCCCTATCTCCTGTAGAAACCAGAAGAATTGTCTGATTGTCGAACCAAATCGCATAATAAAGTGCTTCCATCGCTATTGCTGTGGAAATTCCGATCTGTCTTGCCTTATTGATTATCCTGAAATTGGCTTTACAATCAAACAGCTTTTCCTGATAAATATAAGTTCTCAATGGTTTTCCTAATAGGGTCGTGGATTCTTCAAAAAAATCCTTAATGGAAATCGGTGGATATTCCGTTATTTCCATATTATATCTCTTCTACCTCGTTGCCGTGCATCAATTCCTTTTCTTTCCTCTTCTGTATCGTTATTATTTTCTTCTCAAGCGGATTTCCCATATCATCTAAAACTATTTTCTTCCCGTCTTTATCCATCTTATATCTGAGAGAGGAAACTACATCCTTTTCCTTCTCAACTTCCTTTTCGGCTTTCTTTATTATGATGGTCTTTTTCATCCCGCATTCCGAACACGTCCAAGAAAGTTGCTTTGAATTCTCATAAGGAGAAAGAATAGTCGTTAATATGTCTGAATTGCTACAAGAACCACATTTTATCTTGACTTCAATTTTAGAATCATTTTTCATTTTTTTCCGCTTCTATTCTCAGTCTTTCAAAACTTATCCCATGCCCCTTTGGACATTTATAATCTTCCATCTTCCCAAGAATTTTGCTTTGGTTTTTCACATCCCTTATGTCAGACGCAGAGATCAACTGTATTGAATCTGCATAAACTGTCCAGTTGTCGGCTAAAATACCCTTATTGAAATCGTTTCTAGCGCATGTATGACAGAAGATTTTATTTTGCTGTCTGGCTTCCTTATCCCAGGCATCTATTATTTTTCTATACTCCCTTTCAACTTGTATATGACTTGTCATTTACATCCTCCTTTCTATCTATTAAAATCGTAAATGCACCGTCCTTGCTCATCTCCATAGCTTTAAAAAGCATTAGAATGGCAGAATACGTTTGCTCTACGTTTATTCCATGAACCGTCAATGATTTGGATTCCCCTTTCATTCCCTGCTGAAGAATATGTATGGTAATGCCATGTTCCCCGCCTTTCTTTCCGGTTCGTTTTTGAATTAATTTCATATAATATAATAAAGTTTTAGTCTTATTTATATATTATATGAAACATATTTTCAAAATAGTAGTTATTTATAAATCCTAATATTCATATATTTTCATGCTAAGGAAGATAGACCGTTCTAAAGTGCGTGAACTAGTGATGCACGGCCTGACAGATCAAGAGATTGCGGATGAATTGAACTGCGTGGCTAATACTATATTCAAGATACGATGCTCCATGAATCTATATAAAAACGACTTGTTCTATCTAAAGGAATGGAGAAAAGCTTATGAGAGAAAATCCGGAGTCATAGCAGTTTATCTGAACAAAACATTGATGAGAAAGCTCGGTTTCAAACCTGAAGACAAGATATACTACCGAACCTCCTTTGAACTGCCTGGACGGGTTATATTGGATTTACGACTTGAGAAGGATATTGACCTCGCTAAGGTTAAAAAGAGGAGGTGGAGCATATCATCATCAACTGTGACGAATGTGGAAAGCCCGTCGAAGAGGTCGGAAGGCTAATGAAGGTCCGTGACTATGAAACGCCTACCCAAGCAAATGAAAGACGAAAAAGACCCCTAAAGAAGTGGCTATGCAAAGAATGCGCCAAGAAGTTCGGTTTATATTCGATGGGAAGTCCGTGGATCGCGACGCAAAGAAGCGAAGAAGAAAACTTATAGAAAAAATTCCGCCGGAGATCGACAACTTCAAGCTGAGTGAAGGGATACCTAGTTTAATACTACAAAAAATTAGTCAGTTCCCTTTTAGGAGTTCGCCAAATGTCGTAGTTCGGCAAATCACGATACGGCAAATGACTATTATTAATCAGCTTATAACAACAACTAACGTATAGTAATCAATTACTAATAAGACAAATGACGATTATAATTGCTAATATAACGATTACTACTAACTGATGATACTACTATAATCATTACTAATAAGTGATGGTATGATATAACAGTGTTATATTTATCCTGATCTATGCCTTATTTAGTAAAAATAAGCTACAAAACGCCTTATTCTAACCTATGACACATAACTATATATACTTGTTATGAGTAACTATAATTAGTGATGTTATGAAACAAAACACAACAATAAGAACAACAATAACACAATTAAGAATAATGCAAGTAGCACTAACTAAAATAGAAGAAGAAATGAAATTAAGTCTTAACCAAGAAGATTATATAGAGTATCTTAAGTTAGTTAGTAAAGTATCACAATCCATAACAAAAATCACAAATGTAACAACACAAAACAAGACGCAAGAACTTAATTGTAATAATAATAAGGTTATGTTATGAAAATAATACCTATGGAAGAAGAAGAAATTAAGGATACTACTTATTATCGTAGATTACAACAACATACAATAGAACAGATTAATCGTAATTTTAAGGATAGTGAATAATATGAACATGATAAAAGCTATTCAATTAGTGAATGATAAAATCAACTATCTAAAAGAAGATATTAAAGAATGT